CACCGAACATTCTGAATCTGAGCAACTCGTTAGCGGCCAGAGTCAGGCGATTAAATTCCGCCGACTTTTTGCGCCGCTTTTTTCATGGCCTGAGTCGGCATCACACCCGATTCAGGAGTTCATGAAATGATTTGGAGTCTCAAGGTAATTCGCGAACAGATCGACGAAGAACTCGGCAAGGTTGATGCCATCGTCGCTCTTGCAAAAGAAGAAAACCGCGATTTGTCGGCAGAAGAAACAGCCGAAGTGGATCGCATTCAGGGCACCGACGACAAGCCTGGCGTTCTGCAAAAGTTGTACGCTGACGAAAAGCGTGCTGCTCGCATGTCGCAGAACTCGGCCGCACGAGTTCGCTCAATTGGCTCAATTGAAGTCAGCGGATCAACCGCAGGAAATTCAATTGCTGCATCTGAGCCGCCTCGCATTAAGGTTCCGGCAACTGCCAAGCGTCACGGCACCGTCAAGCACTTCAAGGGGCCAGACGCAGAAGCAAACGCCTACCTGACCGGCCGTTTCTTGATGGCCGCCATCGCAAACCATGAGCCGTCAAAGATGTGGCTCAAGGAGCATGGAATCCAGATGGCTGGAGCCAGCGACGACAACTCAAAGGGCGGCTATCTCGTTCCGGAAGTTCTGGAAAACGCAATGGTTGACCTGAAGGAAGAGTACGGACAGTTTCGGCAGTATGCTCGCAACTGGCCAATGTCTTCTGATGTGAGCTTGATTCCACGTCGAGTGAGCGGGTTCACGACATACTTCGTGGGCCAGAACGACGCAATCACGGCCTCAGATACCGTGATGGATCAGGTGCGGCTGGAAGCGAAGAAGCTGGCCGCAATGACTCAGTTCTCATCCGAATTGAGTGAAGATGCCATCATCTCCGTCGCTGACTTCTACGCTCGAGAGTTTGCGTATGCACTCGCGGTCAAAGAAGACCAGTGCGGGTTCCTTGGCGACGGCACCAGCACCTATGGCGGGATCGTTGGGCTGGACGGTGCGTTGGCTGCTGGTTCAATTGCAACCGCAACGGCAATCACGACAGCCGCAGCCCTGACAATCACGCACTTCGAAGCGTGCATTGCGAAGCTGCCTCGATTCCCTGGCATTCAGCCAGCGTGGTACATGCACAACAGCATCTACCATACAACGGCTGGCCGATTGCAGTTTGCTGCTGGCGGAAACGCTGTCAGCGACTTGGCAGGCGGTTCGCAGTTGCAGTTCATGGGTTATCCCGTGCGACTGATCAACGCAATGCCATCGGCCGCAGCAACCACTGTAAAGGTTGCCTATTTTGGCGACTTGAGTATGGCGGCCACGATGGGAACCCGTCGAGGTGTCACTCTGCGAGCTGATGAGTCGATCTACTTTGCTCAGGACGCTCTGGCGTTGCGAGTCACGGAACGATTCGACATCAACATCCATGAACGCGGAACAGCATCCGTTGCTGGTCCAATCGTAGCTCTGCAGATGGGCTGATAGTTGATCCACTCGTAGCTCCGGGTGGACCCGGCCGGAACGCTGGCTCGCTGGCGTTCCGGTCTTTTAGAAATCAAACACAAATCAATTTTGCATAAGGGAACACGATGAAGAATCAACAGGCTACTTCTGCCGTGATTGCACTGTCTGCACAGACAGCAGCAGCGACAGCGACGGTCGCAGGAACGATCGTCGACATGAAAGGTGCAGACTATGCTACGATCATCTTGGCAGCATCAGCAGCGGCCAACACGAACGCGGCTCCTGTCGTCGTCAAGATTCAGGAGTCTGACACTACCACAACCACTGATTTCACAGACATCAGCACAAGCACGATGCAGTTGTCTGTAACGCTGTCGACAACTGCAGGTCGCGTTGCCAAATTCCATGTCAACAACGACGGAACGCGAAAGCGTTACATTCGTCTGTTTGCAACGCCTGGCACGCACACCACCAACAGCGTCGTATCGCTGGCTGCGGTGGCAGAACTGGTTCTCGATGTGGCTCCGTCTGGCACAACAGGTCAGGCTGACTTCGTCGCGATTGGCTGAGTTTTATTCATAACACCCGGAGCAAACGAGTGACCTCAAAATCTGTAAAAGTGTGCGGCATGATGACCTCGCCGCGTTATGTCAATTGCCTGTGTCGAGATTACATCGACGCAGCTTTTGTGGCGGCAAAAATACCCTTGCAGGATTCGCAAGGAGTGTTCTACGGCCAGTGCATGCAGCGAATGCTGACGCAGGCTATCGAAAAGGAAGTTGACATTGCTGTGGTATGTGATGGCGATTCGCTGTTTACGGATCGCGACATCATGCGGTTGCTGCAAACGCTGGAATCGAATCCGCATATCGATGCACTGGCATCCATGCAGATCCGGCGTGGAAACAAAACGATGCTGGCCAGCATCAAGGGACAATCGACAGCAGAAGTGCGCGGCGAGCCTTTGCAGGTTTCAACCGCACATTTCGGGCTGACGGTAATTGATCTGCGAAAACTTAAAAACGTTCCGAAGCCTTGGTTCTGGTCGAAGCCTGACGAGAATGGCGAATGGGGTGACCTTCGAATTGATGACGACATCTGGTTTTGGAAGCAGTGGGAAGCGGCTGGCAACACGGTCTATCTCGATCCGCAAACGCGAATCGGACACATGGAAGAAATGGTTGTCATGGTCGAGCCGCAGACATATGAGGCAGTTCACGCTTACCCGAACGAATGGATCGAATCATGCAGGTCGAACTGATACAGGACTGGCGAGGCTATCGAGTCGGTGCCCGGTTTCCTATGGAAGTGATCGGCGGAGGTGTCTTTGATGTTCTGCAACGTAACCGAGTGGCTCGATTACTACCCGAGCCAGACGACCAGAATCAAGGATCAGGAAATCCGGTCGACAGTCCGCGTGGTGACTCCACCGACGACCGAGCCAGTGACAATCGCAGAAGCGAAAACGCAGCTCAACATCGGGGCAAGCGACGACAGCCATGACACCGAACTGGCAGCGTTGATCGCAGCGGCCAGAGAGGAATGGGAGCGAGATACATCGATTGCGTTGATCACCCGAACGCTCGAGCATCGGTTGCCGAAGTTCCTGACGGTGATTCAGTTGTCCGTGCGGCCAGTGATTGCGATATCATTTGTGAAGTACACCGACGCACTTGGGGTCGAGCAAACGGTTTCTTCGGCTGATTACTACCTTGATGGCGACGAAGTCAGGTTTCTCAGCACGTTCACGAATCCAACACTGCAGGACCGAAGCGAGGCCGTGCGAGTGACCTACACAGCCGGATATGGCAGCAGCTCAAGTGCTTGTCCGGAGATGGATCGAATGGCGATCAGGTTGAGCTTGGCTCATCGGTTTGAAGATCGCGACATGATTTCAGCGGCCGGGGAACGCAGAGCCTATGAAGCACTTGTCGCAAAGAAAATGAGGGCGAGCTATCCATGAGCTTCCGTCCGGAAAAACGATTTCGACTCGGAACGATGCGGCACAAGGTCACGGTCAGCGTTGAGACGACAACGCAGGACGGAGCTGGGCAGCCAGTTGTGACGATGGTGAACTGGCTAGTCGATGAGCCAGCAAAGTTTGAACCGACGACCGGCGGCGAAGGAGCACAAGGGCGTCAGGTTGAGGCTGGAATCACTGCGATCTTCACGGTTCGATATCGCAGCGGGTATACGCCAGAAATGGCCGTAACATTCAACGGGCAGAGATATTGGATTGTCCACGTCAAAGCCGTTCAGGGCATGGATCGTTACCGAGAGCTTTACTGTAAATCGGTGGTGTTGTAATGGCTGCACGAACAAGCGTCGGGTTTTCGATGGCAGGTGCGGAAAAGCTGGTCAAGCAGCTTGAAGCATTGGCGATTGAGGTGCGCGAGAAAGTCGGTCAGCAGGCATTGACAGCAGGCATGGTGCCAGTTCAAACAGCCGTCCGATCGAATTCACCAGAAAGCAGCAGCACGAGATCACGCGAAAAGCAGTCGAGCAAAACGAAGAAGAAGTGGTCTGGCTCTAAAAAGCTGAAAGACACGATTCGGTCGGTTGTCAGAACACGTCGAAAAGCCGGAATCACGGCAGGGCTGATCGGGCTGGTTGGTCCGTCCTACAGTGAGGGCGGAGGACATGGAAACCTGTTTTCCAGAGACCACAAGCGGAAGGTTCTGTGGGGTCGCGATGCCGGATCAACTCGCAGTGTCAATCAGTTCGTAAAGCGAGCGGCTGATGAATCGAGCGGCCAGGCTGAAGCGGCCGTTGTTAGCGCTTTGAAAACGGGAATCGATCAGGCGGCAGCGAGGTCAACCAATGGCTGACCTCGGCAGTGCGGTGAGAGGATATCTGGCAGCCAACGCGGGCGTTCTGGCGTTAGTCTCAACGCGCATTTTCCCAGACGTGCTGCCGCAGGGCTATTCAATTCGAACGGGCGGTGCGTTGACCTACACGGTGATCAGCACAACGCACGATCATCTGATCAACGGGCTGGCTGGTATTGCCAGAAGCCGCATGGAGTTCACAGCGTTCGCATCGACAAGGGCCGGAGCCAATGCGATTGCGGAGGCTGTTCGGGCAAGCAGTTTAGAGGGTTACATCGGAGCAATGGGCGGGGTGACGATTGAATCTGTGATGATTTCAGGCGGCATCCAAACGCTCGACGAGCGGCCAACAGATGGATCACAGGAGCATCGGTATTTAACGGTTTTTGATTACATGATTGCATATGGGGAGACTCGCTAATGACCTTTCGCTTCCGCACTGGAAATTCAGCAACGCTGACACTCGCAGGAACGCTCACAACCGGCGTGCATACCGCATGGGTCGGCAACATCAAGTCGATTGATCCGGGAGAATGGACCCTCGGAGAACGTCCGGTTGACCTTCTGGCCGACACAGGGTTCATGAGAGTGGCTCCGCAGGATCTGGCGACGCCAAACGAAGTCAGCGGCGTGGTCCTGTATTCGGCATCGGTCGGAATGCCTCCGCTGAACAAGAACATCAACACGGCGACCATTACTTTGCCGCAAGTATCAACGGCAACGTCTGGTGTCACTCGTGGCACGATTGCTGGCAACGCGTTCTTTAGTCGCGTCAAGTTTCCAGTCTTGGCAAACAACGAAACAATGGAATCAGAGTTTTCGCTGAAGATGACCGGCGAATCACTCGCAGAAACAAGAGAGACCTGATGCAGATTACCTTGACAGACCATTTGGGCGTTTCGCCGGACGGAACGCCAGTTGATCACGGCCAGTGGATCGTGGCGTGCGATGGCGTGCAGGTCGGCTACCTTCAAAAGACTGAGGGTGCTTGGCTGGCCTGTATTGTCCACATGGACGAAGCCACAAAAGCCGAACTGGTCGAAGCCGTCAGCAAGGCGGCAAAGTTGAAAGTCGGGGGGGCTGCAATTCCTCCAGATCCAGATTTGGAAACTGATGACGAGGGCGATGACGAATGACATTGACACGAGCGACGCTTGGGACATTAACCAAGCGGAAAACAATCGACGTTGACATCTGCGGGCATTCGGTGCGGTTGCAAAAACCGAGTCCATTGGATTATTCGCAGTATGTGACGGGAATGAGCAATTCAAAGGGTGAGCCAGACCTGCGACTGTTTCCAGAATCGATCCTGCTGCTGACCTCGCGCATGTGGATTGACGACGAAGGCAAGCGGGTATT